AAGCAGAGAAGCCATAATATCTAACCTTGAAAAAGGTAAAAGAGCTATGGATTTAGAATTAAAAGCAAAATTTGATGCTATACCAGATGGTTTAAATTTTGATGCAGAATCTTTTGCAGAAGTGGTGGCTAATGCAGTAAAAGCATCAAATGCCTTTGATCCAACAGGAAAAGCTCTACTATCCACACGACTTATTAGCACAATACAAACAGCATTGAGATCTTCAAAGGCTGCTGTAAAAGAGGGTCAGGAAGTTGCTGACGATGTTACAAACCTTTTAATAAAAGCCGGAGTAGACGCTGACTCAATTGAGTTAGATGTGCCTACTCTCCTATCAGTTTTAAAAGGTAAAGGTGTGGATTTTAAAGTACTCTATAATCAGGTAAGACCTGCTTTAAGTAAACTTGCCTCAGATAGTTTTGATAAAGGTGAGAGAGAAGTAGGATCTGCTATACGAAGTATTGTTCACTCTATAGACGATCAAGTTCTTAAATTATCCGACTTAAATGGTGGAAAAAAGATACCTGAAGTCGAAGACGCAATGAAATACTATAAAGATGATTATGCACCTTTTTGGAGAGATGGTCCTCTAAAAGCATTTGGTGATTTATATAGCAGAACAGTAGGAAGAACTTCACCAGTTGATTTAGAAAAAGGAGCTAAGTTTGGCATAGTCAGTTTTAAAGATGAGAGTGAAATTATTGTAGATAATATCTTTTCAGGGGCTTCTGGTACAGCAAATGGCGCAAAGCAAACAATAAATTTACTTAAAAAAGGAAATGAGACATTCTCTAATCCTGACAACGCCTATAATTATATCATGTCTGATATTGTACTTAGTTTTTATGACAAAGTAGCTAAGTTCTCCGAAGGTGGTCCTACCCCCTCAGAGGTTGCGGCTAAAGCAAAAGAGCTAGGTAGACTTCTTAGAGAAAACTTTCCTGAAAGAAGTGACGAATTTAATGCTTTTTTTGCTAATATGGAAGAACTAGCACTACAAGCTCAAGGCAAGAAAGCATTAACTGAAGGTGCAGAGAGTGTCCGAAATTTAGCTCAAACAAGGGTAGATGAAGCAATAGAAAGAGCTACAAAGGTCAAAAATGACATAGATGCTTCTGAACTTAGATTTTTTGTACAAAAGCTAGGTGGAACATATAATCCGAAAGAACCCTACAAATCTTTTACCGATTTATTTAATAACCTAAATGGTGGTGTTCAGGCTACTCAACAGCTTATGGATAGAGCGGCTGGAAATCCTGCAGTTTTAAGCGGGATTAAAGCAGCTTGGCATAAGAACTTCCGACAGAAGATGCTTAATCCCAGAACAGATTCTTTAGGAAATAAAAGACCTAAATATAGCAGCTTTTATAAGTCGAGCGAAGAAGCTGACAACCTATTCGCAACTGGAGATATCGTTTTTGCAGATAACCCAGAAATATTACAAATATCTAGGGCAATGCTAGAGTTAGCTGATATTAATGATACCATGAAAACTGGGTCTATAATTAAAGGACAATCCCAAACCGCTTCCTACTTACAAAACATCCAAAGACAAGGTGAGCGTGGCGTTTCTAGTATGGTTAAGGCTACTCTTGGACCTCTAAACTCATTAGGTACAAAAATTGGTACAGTAACAAGTAACTTACTAAATGCAATTAACCCTAATAGCTACTATTCTATGGCTTATGATACCTTGATGTCTAATCCAGATTTATTAATAAAATATTTAAAAATAAGCCAAGATAAAACAGCCTCGCCTACGCAGATTAAAGAAATTACGGATTACATAACCAGCGGTATAGTAAGATCAATAGTCTACAACGAAGATAACCCTGATGTAGAAGATTATGTAAGAGAAGTTGGGGATATTAATATACTAGCTAACGAGGTATCTAATACAGTTATTACTGCTGTTTCTGAAGAAGTTGAGGACATCTTTAAATAAAGAAAACCTCTGACTGTAACTATAGGAAATAACACAATCAGAGGTTTTACCAACTAGAACGGTGACTAATCGTTCAAGTAATAATATAAAATAATATAGCCTCTAGGTCAAGTGACTTAGGGGTTTTTTTGTTAAAAATAAGGGTTTAAACTCCACATGAACCACCTGTTCCACTTATATCACAGATGTCGTGTGTCTCCACATGTTCATCAAATTCCTCACCTAGTTTTTCCACTGCTTCTTGGTAAGGAACAGATGTAAGTGGCTGACCACCTCTTGCACCGTCCGGATAGCAAGTAAATCCTCTCAGTCGAGGTGCGTACTTAGCCAACGTATGAGCAAACTCTTCTACAGTATTCTCATTGTTCAGCTTAGACCCCCAAGAAGGAAGATTTATAGTAGAAGATATCGACATATCTACATAATCCTGTACGTCTGCCTGAAAAGCCATCCTACGCTCATAATCGGCTGCTAGATCTAAGGCACTCTCTACCGTATCTGGCTTTGCTCCATAGCGATCTATTAGCTCTTGTGCCGCTGAGTCTACTACATACTGGTAAACCCATCTAGAATTACCCTTTAGGTAGCGCCTCTTGTAGGCTACAGCGAATATAGGTTCTACTCCAGTACTAGTACCAGCAAGAATACCAATACTCCCTGTAGGGGCTATAGCGCGGTTCGCTACAGGAGTACTGACATCTAGGTTATCCGCTGTTTCTTTGGAAACCTTGTCGGATACTCCTTTATAGACAGATAGCCAAGCATGTAGTTCTGGAGTCACCTCATACTTAGAGCCTCTCTGAATAAGCCACTCATGCATACCCATCAAACCTAGACCAAGCCTTCGGTTCTTTTCTCTAGTTTCATACACCTTATCATATGGCAACTTAGCTTTTAGCGTACCACAAATAAGAAACTTAGTACCTAGCTCTACAACCTCTGACATTTCATGGATGTCTTCTATTCTACCCATGTTAATTGAGCCAAGGTTACAGACGTCACTGTCTGTCGAACTGGTCACCTCAGTGCAAGCGTTTCTTAAAGTTTCATCTTCTTTATCGAAGAAGTTAAATGAAAATCCAGGTTCTGCAGTACGCATTGCCTGTTCTACATTCTTGAGAAATACAGAACCAATTTCGCCAGTTTTGTAATAATTAAGCAGCCACTCAGTATCATAATTCACAGAGATGTTAGTCATGTCTAGGGGCGCTGGAAAGTTAAAGTCTTCCTGTTTTATATCCCAAAGAGTTTTACCAGTAGAGCCAACAGGCATACTGGCCCAATCTTTGGCTGCTAAAAACTCGTTAATGTCTCCATGCTTCCAATTTAATGAAGCGTAGATAGCAGACCTTCGGCTACCACCTTGCATAACTCTACGACCTATCTCATTGATCATATTCATCTTTGGAATAGGTCCACTAGCCTGACCGCCTGTTTTATTAATAGGAGATCCAGAAGGACGGTAAATAGAGTAGTCCACTCCTATTCCCCCACCTGTCATCAAACAAGACTCAGACTTCCAAGATAGGTCTGCCCAATCCTCTCTACTGTCTTCTTCGGCTTTTAGAAGATAACAGTTATTAAAGAATTTGTTGGGTCTGCCAGCATAATAGAGGTATCGACCCCCAGGTATAAATTTCATGTCTGTGATGTATGTAGTAAGCTGATCGATTTCTTCTTGAGTTAGAAGATCGCCGCATACATCATCTACTAATGTCTTTGCTAAATCAGACCAAGTCTCAGCGCCTTCATGTCTGTATTTATGGTTAAAGATGTCCTCAGAGAATTTACTTCGGAACATAGGATTTAAGTTGGATTTAAAATTAGTCATGGTTACTCCACTAAGTCTTTTAAGTTGGGTTTTTTATAATTTGGGCCTTTAATAACTTTGCCCTTGGCATTTTTTATTGGCTTGCCGTCTAAGCCTAATTTGCTCATATTAGATAGGTGAACTCGCCTTACAGCTTTGTCTAAATCCCAGCCGTAGGTAGCGCAGTAACCGTTAATTACATAACTAAGGTCAGCTAACTCTTTGAGCATATTCTCAGGATCTGTTCCCTTGTTGCTTTCTTCGGCAAGCTCATCAAACTCTTCTTGCAAAAAGCTAAAACGTAGGTTCTCTAAGTTGATATCTGCATACCATTCCTGATCTAGAGGTTGCTCCATGCGCTTTGCAAACTCACGCACCATTTGGAGAGGCGTTTGGTAGTGATTATCCCAATCTGTGGGCATATCATGTAGTCCGGCTTGAGAGGGTGGTTCTTGCATGTCTGCGAATGCGTCAATGTCTTCTTTCGTGATGTTCATTAAGTGTTTCTTTCTTGGGATAGTATACTAGGACAAAGGATTGGCATGTTGGGCAGCTAAGATTGCTTTCAATCAGGTAATCAGATTCTTCTTCGCAATCATGGTCACCGCCCCAGATCAATTTTGATCCACAGTGCCAACAATTCATTTTTCAGCTTCTAACTCAGCGATTAATCTGTCTAAATACCAGCGGCATTTCTTCAAATCCTCAACGCCATTTTTGTAAGGCCAACGCCAAAGATACTTGAAGATGTTCTGCCAACAGTAAGCCTGATGAGAGTCTATATCGCAGCCATCAGCCATAGCTTTCATTGCATCGATGCACTCTATTGATTGGTTATAATGCGCTGGGCTGTTGACCATATCTCGTTCAACTGCAGCTTGAGTTTCACCATAGTCAAATGGTCTAATTAGTTCTTCAGTGTTGGTTTTTTTCATTTAATGTAACTTCTTTTTAAATTGTAAAATGTTGGATTTTATTTTCTCAGCAGCTTCTTTTTTTATAGCTTCTGACAGTTCAGGAGATGGCTCTAGGATTACAGTACCTAGCTCATCATCTAGATCACCAAGCATCCTCATATTGCAGCCAATAAAATGGGTCATATCTAAGCCGACATTGAGGTGAGCTATTAGTCCTCGCATAACATCCTGAAAGTACTGAATTTCTTCTTCAGGAAAGTCTGGAGCTAGTTCTGCGTCTATCTCAACGTCAAATGGATCTTCACCAGCGCGAGGATAAATTGTTAGATAAAATGCATTCGTAGATGCTTTTTTAGACATGGAGTTATTTCCGTTTGGTTAGTTTAAAAAAATGCTCTGCATCAACAACTGCCAGAGGCCGCTGCCTATCAGCTTTAATAATTGCTAGTGGAGTTGACCCTTTTGGGCAGTTCTCTGTAGCCTGATCCATCACTTTGTAGATTGCGAAGGACTTGTTTGATTTACACTCAACGGAATACGGAAATAGCTTCCTAGCGGCTGGAGAGAATAATATATCTTCCCCATTAGCCCCCATACTTGTCGAGCGTATGTCTCCATCTGTGAGTGATTTGAATGAGGAATAGAGTTTATCCCTCACCCACTGTTGTAATTTCCTACCTTTAGCCTTTGCAGACTGAGGTCTTATAGCCATTTAGGAAGCTCCAGAATGGAGTACTCCCCCCAGCCAGTTCCGTAATCCTCTTCCTTTTGTGCAGACGCTATTATAGACAAGGTTTTATGCATTCGCTGAGTTGCATTTTCTAAAAGCTCTGGCCCTACGATATGCATATGCGAAATATAGGGTGCAGACTTTTCACAACTAATGAAGGCGAATTCTACTGGCGCTGGATCTAAGTCTTCAACAAGAGAGCAAACGTACAAATAGAACGCTGCCTGGATATCATATGCATATTTTTGGCACTCTCTAGCGAAGCCAGAAGGTGAACTATCAATTGTAGACTTCAGATCGTATACTGTACCGCCAGACATTGTATCCGGCTTGGTTTTAAGCATTAAACCTGTTCGAGGACACTCTGCAAAGACAGCAACCTCATTCAAGCGGTCTGGATGTTCTAATGCAGCCCTCGAAGCTGGATCATTCATCGTTCCTTCAGCCATACGTTTGGCTACATGATACTCCACTTCAGTAACGAGGATCTGATCTTCCTGAAGATTGTCTTCCATCTCCTTGAAAGCTTTAGAACTTCTTGTCTTTGGGCCTTTGATAACCAAATCTCTTTCAGGCTCTAAACAATTTGCATGATAGGCAGATCCTAAAGCAAATGCAGAGGTCTGAGTTCTTTTTGCACCCTTCCAGTGCGCTAGACTTTTCTTATAAACAGTTTTTACGGTGGTAGAGGATATACCACTCTGGGAGTGATATACCTCATTACTCATGCCTTTTATGATACCCATTTACGCAGCCTGAAAGTCGGCTTCCAAGGTATCGACTGCGTCCATGATTTCATCTTGCATGGCTTCGTCGGCGGCTTGCATAGAGGATTGCTTGTAGCTCTCTTCGATGCGTTTGTTTTCCCCAGTAATTAACCCAGTGACATGCGCTAGCGAGTCATACGTCATTTGATCCATCGGGAGTGGAGAACCAAATTGGGGGGAGAAATGCATGACATAGTAGGTAGCGCCTTTAGGTGACTTCATCTTGTCAGCTTTTAAGATACTGTCAAAATCCCAAAGATTCATGCCACTGGGCATTCGGTTAAGGACATCGTGGTAGAACGGTCCATAATTTTTACGCTTTAAGGATAAGATACAAGGCTGGTTTTCTATAGTAACCTCTTTGCCTTGCGCGGTCTTACCAGTATACGAAACTAAACCTCTAATGATCCTATAGCGATCACGGCCTTCGTATTCTTTGCGCTCTTGTTCAGACATTTGTACAGATTGCTCGTAAGTAGGCATTCCGCACATTAATCCACCTAATTGATCTCTCGCCTCTTCACGATTGTTTTTTACAAGCAGAGACTTGTTGATCAGTTTACCATCACCCCAATGCTGATATTGGATATGATTTGAGAAGGCTCTTAATTTTACACCATCTTTTGCATAAACTCTATCTTCTTGAGTGTTAAGAAAGAATGCTCCTAGAGGGATTTGATCTCCGTTGGCATCTTCTCCAAAACTATTGATTTTAAGAGTCGGAATAGTAGGACTCTTCTCTGTATTGCTCGACGCAGCGCCCAGGGCTGCAGAAATATCATCTAATGTTAAGCCATCTTCTTTTATTATTAAATCTGTCATAAACAGTTCCTTTTTGGTTAGATGTACATCATAACATTAACTATTGTTTTCGTCAACAATATTCGTCTTGTTCTAGCCAATTATTTCCACCGCTGATTTCAATGTCGAGAGGAACAGCCAGCGAGTATCCAAAGCGTTTCTCTGCCTCTTCTCCAACCTTCGTCATAGCCTCTGTCAGAATATCTTTAACCTGTTGTAATTCCTCAGAAAAACAGTCTACTACGATTGAGTCATGCACAGTTAGAATTAGCTTAGATTTAAGCTTTGCTGCCTTGAATAATCTGAAGGCTCTGATGCAAGCAAGCTGGACTAAATCGGCTGAAAATCCTTGGACAGGATAGTTCAAAATCTGGGTTGCATTTGATACCCTATTATTCCTAGTTCTTACCACATTAGGCCAGAAATATTGCCTTCCAGATGGCGTCTGTACAATCCCATTCTTGAGAGTTCCGGTCATTAACTGGTCATGCCAAGCGTGTATACCTTCGTATATACCATAAAAG